TAACAACTGGATACTATGATGGTTTACCACCAAGAAGAAATATGGACTGGAATGAAATGAAGTTTAGAAATTCTAGTAATGAAGACAACTATATTACTAAAACTCATTTTGTATTTAATAAATATAAAACTAGTAAAGTATATGGTGAAGAGAAAGTAGAAATACCAAAGGAAATGAAAAGTATTTTAAATAATTATTTAAGACATCGTAAAATGTATGATGGTGATTATTTATTAAATCCACAAGGGTATACTGATCATAAATTTAAATCAAATGATATGGGTAAGTTTTTAAATAAATTTTTTGGTAAGAAAATAGGAACAAGTATGTTAAGACATATTTATATCAGTCATTATGTAGACATTAAGAAGATTCAAGGTAATGCTGATAAAATGGGTCATGGGATACAACAAGCAATAGAGTACGCCAAGATATAAGTTATAAATGGATTAATATATTATATCTTTTTTAGATATAATATATATAATATTGTATTAAAATATATTATAAAAATTTTTATAATATCAAAACATCTAATATATCATATCTTATATGCTAAATAAGATATAATAACTTAATTCATTTATAGATTATATCTATTCTTCAGATATTTCAACTATTTTAGGTTGTTCTATTTGTACTATTTCAGGATATTCTATTTTTTGTTTTTCAACTTCTTCCTGTTGTTTCAAGTGTTCTAAAAATCTTTTTTGTAATTCTTCCTGTTCTGCTAATACAGATTGTTGATGATGTTTTAATTCTTCAATATGAATTAGTTTCTCTTCTTCACTCAAATTTGGCTTCATAGCAATACGATAAGCATGAGCCATAGCAAAAGGTAAACCTAATTTAGTAATAGTTTCTTCAACTGCTACATCATAGAGTGGGTGTTCTTCATTTAATTTGTCTGCTGTTTTGATAAATTTAAAAACAAGTGGGCTACTTTCCATTATATATATTAAGTATATATTTTTTTTTTATATAATTATATATATATATAATAATGTCGTTAGAAGTTTCCAAACAAGAAAAAAAACAAAAAGCATTAGAGAACCTAAAAAAAGGTAGAGAACTCCGTGCGAAAAATTTAGCAGAAAAGAAAAAAGAAAAAGAATCAGTTGTAGATGAATTAAGTGAACTAGATGAATTACCTAAACCACCAAAAACTCCTAAAGCAAAACCAAAAAAAGTTGTTGATCCAATTATAGAACCTCCTAAAATAGAATTTCCAAAAAATGATCCTGTTATTTCTAATCCACCTGAACCACAAATTGTTAAACCAAAAAAACAATATAAACCAAGAGAACCTAAACCTCCTCTAATTGTTGAGAAGGTTGTTGAGAAGATTGTTTATGCTCCTCCTCCGATGGACATTCAGTTTTACTAAAGCCAAATGATACTATGAAATGACCATGTCTTATAGTTAATCCATTTACTCGTGGTTTCTTTTTTTTATTTTGTTTTTTATATTGTTTAGCATATTCTTTTATATATTCTTTATTATCATTATAATACTTCTTATATTTTGCTTTATTTTGTTGATAGTATGCTTTACTATAAAATTTCTTTTTAGCTTCATCATTATCTTTAGCTTTTATATCTTCAAATGCTTTTTTTAAATCTGCTGTGGTATGGTGTGATAATTCTTCTAATACTTTAATCATATAATATATATTAATATTTTAAATTTATTTAAAGAAATATCTAATTATATAATATAGATTTAGATATAATGGATACTGAAAAAATTAAAAACCAAATTGAAGAATTACAAAAACAATTAGAAATAGCTAATAAATTAAAAGTAAAAAAAGAAAAGCGCAAAGAATACATGCGTGATTATATGAAAAAATATTATCATGAGAATCATGAGAAAGAAGTTGAACGCTTAAGGATTCGTGCTAATAAATATTATCACGCTAATAAAACACCTGAAAATAAATTATTAAAAGTTTATGAAATTTTAGAAGAAATGAAAATTAACAATCCGGATCATTTAGAAGAAATAAAATTAATTTTAGCCAATTAAAAATATTTAAAAATATATAAGAATATTTTTTTAAATATTTTAAAAGTTTAGATATATATTTAAACAATTTAAAGAAATAATATCTTATTATATTATATATAATATATATGGAAACTGAAACTGAAACTATCGTTGCTACTAAAACTGCTGTTGCTACTAAAACTGCTGTTGCTATTAACGCCCTGCCTCTTACTCTTACCAAACGACATTCTGTATTGGATGGATTGACTTTATTTGAAAAAATACCTATTGAAAGAATTAAGGCACTTATTAAAAGTAATTTATTGCTTCAACTTTGGAGCGAAGATTACGGTTATGACTCTCACAAAAAACAGATTGCTGAAAATTATGCTAATGAGAAAGACCAACTCCAAAAGTATTTCAAATTTTATAATCCTGCTGTTGGTGGGTCTTTGGTAAAGTATGGTAAACCAAAGCATAAGTGGGGTCGTGCCTTTCCATACAAATCTCTTGGATTGTCTTGTTTTAGGAAGGTGGTTCGTAATACCCTTATCAACGAATACTATTACGATTTTGATTTAAAAAACGCACAGCCGGAAATCATAAGGTTATTATGTGAAAGTAATAATATCCCATGTTCTAAAATCCAACGCTATTGTGTTGACCGACCAAGCTTACTTTTGGAAGTTCAAAAACATTATGGCGTAGACAGAGATACAGCAAAGGGATTATTTATCCGATTATGCTTCTTCGGTTCATTTGTAGGTTGGTGTATTGATAATAAGATTCAGAATAGAAAACCTTTGGAGTTTATTACTGATTTTGAAAGGGAATTAAAAGATATTGCTGAAAGGGTCAGAAAAGAGAATGCTACTCTTTGGGAAACCGCAAGAAAGAAAAAGGAGGATGCCGGAGTTAATCAGGAAAATAAAGTGCTTGGTTCATTCTTCGCTTTGTATAATCAGGAGTATGAAAGTAGGATTGTTGAGAGTGTACTATGTTATATAATTAACCATACTGACTTAATGAATCTTCCTAATACACAAACTAAATGTGGTGCTTATGAATATGACGGCATTAAACTATTGAAGGATAATGTTGACTTATTTGAAGGTGGTTTAGAAGGTGTATTAGATCTTTTAAATAAGAAAACATATGAATTGACTGGATTTCGCTTGGAATGGACGAATAAACCATTTGAGAATGTCTTTAATTTGGATGAATGGATACAACAAATATCTAATGATGAAAGCCCTAATGAAGATTTAGTTGCTGATTGTGCCGAGATCTCATCTGCTCTTGATAATGCTGATTGTGGTATTATTGAAACCCTTATGAAAATTAAACCACAACATTATATTTACTCTGTTGATAAAGACGATGGAAGTAAAGGTGAATGGTATGGTTGGAATGATACTCGTTGGGAAAAGAGTGATGCTCCTTTAAAAAAGGGTATTATGTATAATGTACCTGAATATTGGAGAGATCTTATGAAGAAATGGGATGAAGAATTTGAAGGTATGACTTTTGAAGAAGGCGAAGAACCTGATTGTAATTGGCGACTTTGGAAGGCAACTAAGAAGCGAATGGATGAACGTATATTTACTCTGAAATCGGCTGGTGGTATGACTGCTTGTGTTTCTATTGCTAAAACTCTAATGGCGAATTATACTTTGGAGTTTGACGCAAAGGAAGATCTATTTGGTTGCGAGAATGGTGTTCTTGATTTTGCTGAAGAATGTTTCCGTCCTTATCGCTTTGACGACTTCATTACTTACTCATGTGGATATGATTTCATACCTTCCTTAATTGGTTTCAAAATATTTGATAAGGAAGGAAATTGCCGTAAAGTGTCAACAGACGATTTAACCGCAGAGTTTAATGACTCCTCAAAACTGATTACTGAAACTTATGAGCAAATATTTCCTGAAGAAGAACTACGCAATTATTTCTTCAAAATCATATCTACTGGACTTTCAGGCAGAGCAATTGAAAAGTTCTTTGTATTTAATGGGGCTGGAAGAAACGGCAAGGGTCTTTCAAATGAGTTTCTTGAAAAAGTATTTGGTTCTTACTATGTAGGTGTATCGCCAACTATATTTAGTGAAAATCAGAAAAACAAATCGTCTGCTGGTGCTAATCCTGAACTCGCCAAGTTGGATAAGAAACGCTATATTGTCAGCAAAGAACCACAGAAAGACGCTCCACTTCATAACGCAGTAATAAAGGATCTAACTGGTGGTGGTAATACTTCTGCTCGTAAATGTTATAGCAATAATACAAATGTAAAATTATGTGGAACAAATGTTATGGAGTGTAATGAAAAGCCACCTTTCAGCGAAGCACCCAAAGAAGCTGACGCAGAACGTATTAATGATATTCTATTCGGAAGTTTCTTCACAGAACGAGAAGAAGATTGGGATAAGAATACCGGAAAAACTAATAATATATTTCCTTTGGATACAGGATTGAAGGAAAGGTTAAAGGGTTCAGTCATTCATAGAAATACCATGTTGAATATATTATTACAGAATCTCTTATCTGTCAAGGCACAAAATTATTGTGTTGATTTTTTCAAACCTGAAAGTGTGAGGCAGCGTTCACTTGCTTACTTACAAAACTCTTATGATATTCATAACATATTTCAGACGCTCTTTGAGAAACGTTGTTTAGAAACTGCTGGTAAGTGTTTATTAGAAAATAGCGATAAAGAAATACCTTTAAAAAAAAATGGTGAAATAATAGCAAATAAATATCAGAATTGGAAGGGTGAGTTAGAGGATAGGGATTGGACGCTTTCAAAAATAGCAGGACATATTCGCAAATCACAGGACTTTTACGATTTGCCGAAATCAAAACAAAAAGAATACAAGGTGGATGTAATTGAAAAGTTCTTTATGAAGAATAACTTTTATAAAACTAGTTGTTATAATGATACAAATACACACGCTTGGAGAATGCGAGATTGGAGGTTGAAACTTCAAGAAGATCAGGATAATGATTAAATAAAGGGGTTGGTTCGGCGATTGCGAAATTGCGAAAAATATAAAAAGGTTTCAACAAGTTTTCGCATAGGGGCAACAACCTCCTTCCTTCTTCCGGCACTTGGTAGTTGGGAAATCCTATATAAAAAAAACTTTTGAAAGTGTTTTAATATTTTTCGCAAATTCGCAAACTACTATTTTCTTCAAAATCAACAAATAATATATTTTTTATATAGAGTTAGTATATAATGTGCGATAAGTGTAAATTAATACATATTATAGAAGATTCAAGGGGTAATAAAATATTCAATCATTATATATATGATTTAGCAGGAAATATATTTTTAGTATACAAAGAATCAGATGCTTTTAAAAAAGGTTGTATAGCATTTGCTAATCATATTAATAATACTAAATTTGATATTAATACATATATAGATTATGAATATATAGATGTATCAAGTAATTAATCACTTTTTTTTATAATTTTTAGTAGGTTTAAAACCATGATCTATTGCGTATAATAAGCGCATTTGTTTCTTTGCTTTGTCTTCTGTAGTATGAAAGGAATGGATTGTACCAGTCATAGTATTTTTAACACCGAATTTTCCATCACTCTTAAAGATAGTGTAAGGCATTTTATATTATTTATTAATAAATAAATATTATAGTTTTTAAATAATATAAAAAATGAATAACTTATATCTTTATATAATATGAATCAAGAAGAACTATTTAAATATATGTGTGAACATCAAGGAGTATGGGGAAGAGCATACAAGGAACAACAACGCAGAATAAAATTACAAAAAAACCGAGCTGAAAAACAACGAGTAAAAGATAAATTAGAAGAATTAAAAAAAAATAAATTATAATATTATATATGACTAAAAGATTACTAGAATTATTTTGTGGGACAAAATCAGTAGGTAAAGTATTTTCTGAAAATGGTTATGAAATTATTAGTTTAGATTTTAATAAAAAATTTAATGCTACACATACAGAAGATATATTAACATGGGATTATACTATTTATCCAAGAGATCATTTTGAAGTAATATGGGCTAGTCCTGATTGTACAACATGGAGTTTAGCAACTGGTGGAAAATATCGTAGAAAGGATAGTATATATGGATTGAATAATGAATATCAAAATCAAGCAGATTTAGGAAATAGTATGGTTTTGAGAGTAATTCAAATATTAAAATACTTTAATTGTAAAGTATGGTTTATTGAAAATCCGAGAGGACTATTACAATATTATCCACCATTACAAGAATTTATTAAAGAAACGAATAGTAATAAAAGTTTAGTATACTATGGTAATTATAATGACTGGGGTTTTGTAAAACCTACTAATATATGGAGTAATTTATCACTATGGAATAATGAATCTAAACCAATAATGAATGAAGATAAATATACATTAAAATATCATAGTTATAATGGTAGAATGAAAAGATATTATAAATCTTATTCATTTAAGGATACAGAAGAGAGAAGTAAAATACCACCTGATTTAATACAAAGATTATTTAATTTAATTTAGATATAATTTAATTTAGATTATATCTAAATTTTTTTTTCTAGTTTATATATATATGAGAGGATATATTTATAAACTCTATTGTTTAACAAGTGGTTTAGCATATTATGGATCTACTACAAACCCAGTAGAAATTAGATTAACCGGACATAAAAATAATCCAACAAGTACATCAGATTTAATCATTAAAAATAATAATTATAAAATAGAAGTTTTAGAAGAATTTGATTTTAATAATAAAACAGATCTATTAAATAGAGAGAAATATTATATACTAAATAACGAGTGTGTAAACAAAAATATACCATTAAGAACTACTAAAGAATGGTATTATGATAATAATTATAAAGATAAACTACGAAATAATTATAATGAGACACGAAAGGAACAAAAAAAATTATATTATCAATTAAATAGAGACAAGAGAATCCAATATCAACAGGAATATTTAAAAAAGAAACAAAATATTATAAATAATAATAATATAGAATGAAAATAGGAATTAAACAACACCCTAAAGTAGATTTAAAACCTATAAAAATGAATTGTGATTTTAAACTACATAATAAATTAGATGAAACTGAACTAACAAAATCATTTTTCAATAAAACGAATTTCACATTAATAGTTGGAAGCTGTGGGTCAGGTAAGTCAACATGGACAATATCATTCATTAAACAATTATACAAAAAAGTATTTAATAATGTTTATTTAGTAATGCCTCCATCATCAAGGGCATCTATTCAAGATAATCCATTTGAAGATTTATCAGAGGATAAAATCCATGATGATCTAGATGAAGAAACTATGAATTTTATTTATGAAATGCTAAAAGTGAATACAGAAGAAGATGAAACTAGTTTATTAATATTAGATGATCAACAACGAAGCTTAAAGGACAAATTAGTATTAAAATCATTAAAAAATGTAATAGCCAACCGTAGGCATCTAAAAACAACTACATTCTGTATAGTACAGAATTACAACGCATTAGATAAATCATTGAGAGCATTAGCAAGTAATATAATATGTTTCGGTAATTTAACACCTAGCCAATTTGAAACAATTAGAGAAGAACATTTAAATATAGATAAAGAAACATTTAAAAAGATTCGTAAAATGTGTTATAATGAACCTCATGACTGGATGTTAATAAATTGTGAAACAGAACGAATATTTAAAAAGTTTGATGAAATAATGTATGAAGAAGTTGAGAATTAAAAACCAAAATTAACAAAATAAATAATATATTAGCATATTTTATATTAAGAATGATGTTCGGTAAAAAAGCGACTCATGGTTCTTCCATGTTTAAAAAAGCATATCACAACGCACCAAGATTTTTTAGTAAAGTTTCAGGTATAGCTGATATAGTTAAAAAAGGCGCAGGAGCATTAAGTTTAGTAGTACCGGAATTTGCCCCAGCATTAGCAACAATCGGAGGTGTTGCTGAAGGTGTTTCACAAGGATCAAAAGTAGTTAAAGGATATTTAGAGAAGAATTCACATAATAGATTACATGGTAAAATGTAATTAAAAACTTTATAAATATAAAAATAAAATATATTTATAAATTATAATGGAAAGTGATAATATTGAAAATTTTTCAATTTTTTTAAATTCACAAGCATCTTCTAATGGTGCTACTGTTTTACAAGGTACAGCTGGAGAAGTTCATTTTAAAATAAATGGTTTTGCTTCTATACCACAAAAGTTTAGAAGAGTCAGATATAAAGCCAATATCAATTTCGTCAGTAATATGGTAGATGGAACTACATTTAACTTTACTAATCATGTACACTATTTAGAGATAATTACAGGTAATCAAGTATTCAATATGTATGGATTGAAAAATAATAACGCAATTACATTACCATTAGAAACAGTAGTCGTATCCGGACCATCAGGAGCGATGACCACTACTTCAACCGCATTTTTAACATGTAAAAATTGCTTCACATCTTATTTACCAAGTGATTCATTAACAATCAGAATTAGAAACGCAAATACCGATTCAGTAGCCACAACATTTCCACACTATTGTATGAATATTGTATTTGAACCAATTATACATGGCGAATTTAACTAAAATAAAAATTAAAAAATTATGATATTATTATATACTAATAATATGATAAATTGTTGTCAGAGTTTAAACGGATTAGAGAACATAAACGCAGATTCAGTAATAGCAGATGTAGTAGTAGTAGATAATATAAATGTTGAAACAGAATTTACATCATTACAGACACAAATAGATAATTTAGCAGTAGCAGTATCAAACGGAGGGGGCTATTTTATTCTAACGGCAGAATTCAACGGCAATTCTACAAATGCTGGATTTTTCGGTTTCGGTGCTGGTGTAAATAGTAGTTTGTTAGAAGTTGTTTTACCAAATTGTACGTGTATTGCTTATAGGTCAGAATGTACCACCGCTGTTGCTTCATCAGGAACTATTGTTTTTTTAAAAAACGGCACAGCGGTAAGTGGGTTAGGTATTTCTTATGCTACTGGTGATACACTTAAACAAGATTTAGCGAGAGATACGGCATTTGTGTTAGGTGATACTATTTCTATTCGTTTTAACAACGCTGGTGGAACTATGGGCGGAACGCTATGGCGAGTAAATTATATTTTTCAAACAAACGCAATAGACGGACAAAATGTTTCATTTTTAACACCACAATTTACATCATTACAACCAAGTCAAACTGCTTATTTAACAGATTCAATCACGACAGCAAATAATACACAAACCCATCAATTAGCATTCGGTATACCAAGAGGTAAAAGTGTTAGTGCGGTATTAGGGTCAGTTTCAAGTGGTTCGGCATCTGTTTCTACAACAACCACTACT